AAAAAAAATAAAAAACATAAATGGAAAGACGAGCCTATAAAGGATTATGAATGAAAGCAATACTCCGAATTTTTAAATATTGTAGAACTAGGATAATTAAGCTATCTATTGAAAACAGACAACTTAAATTACAACTAGAATATTTACGAGCCACATTAAACCAAGATGAACATACCAAGCATTAAATATGGCAGAAATAAGATCACAGTACAATTCAAGATATTACAAGATTTGTATGGATTCTATGAACCTAATAAAAACTTGCTTGTAATTGATAAAAGGGTAAAAGGATTAAAGCTATTCAATACGATAATGCACGAGTTATTTCATATAATTATTAATCATGCCGACATAGATGTAAATAAACGAGGAGAAGAACCTATTGCACAAGCTGTGGGAGATGGGTACGAAAAACTATTTAAACAAAACCCTAAACTATGGACTTTGTTGTCAAAATTACTAAAATAGACACATTATGAAAAACGACAAAATTAAGACAAAAAACACAATTAAAACACAATCTATTGGAAGACCCAAAAAACAACTAGATAAAGATGTTATAGCAAAATTAAGTCAGATAGGCTGCACACAAGAAGAAATAGGCTCATGTGTTGGAATATCTGCTAGAACACTACAAAGACGATATGCCGATTTAGTAAAAGAAAATAAAAACATTGGTAAAGCTAGTTTAAGAAAGAAGATGTGGGATAAAGCACTTAAAGGTAATGATAAACTTTTAATCTGGCTCTCGAAGAATGAGTTAAACATGAGAGATAAAATTGAAACTCAAAGTATTGTTGAACCATTGCCATTAATCATAGATGCTAAAGCTGAAGAAATAGATGGCGAAGAAAAAAGGTAATGTATTTGGCACAGTTGTTGTCTATGAAAAGAAACACAAAAGAACTTCAATAGGTGGTGGTAGAGTTAAGATGTCATCTATGAATAAACACAAACGCAGATCATATAAAAAATATAACAGAGGTGGGAGATAATATGGAAATAGAACATAAAATAGGAAGTAATATAAACTTAAAATTAAGATTAGAAAAAGAAAAGATGAAAGAAGAATTAGACCAAGTTAAGATTCAAAGAGATATAGCTTTAAGAAAACTAAATAAAGCATTAACCATAGCAAAAGATTTAAGAAAGCTAATAGAAAATGGAAAAGAAACGCAGTAGCTTTTATTCTAATGGAGAGTTTATTCCATACCAAATGCCACAAGATTTTAGACCATCACAAGGTAGAGGTAGTTGTGGTAACTGTGGACTCTTTTCTAATAAACATGGTTTCTGTGGTGTTTGGAGAACTAGAGGAGTTAAAGATACTTATGTATGCAACAAATGGCGAGAACGACATTTTAAAAGATAATCTTTAAATTTATATTGTTGTGTGATATTTAACACACATGGCTAAATATAAAGGTAGAACTGTTAGGTTAAATAAACCATCTCGTGGAGATGTTAAGAAATTCAAAGTATTTGTAAAAGACAGAAGTACAGGCAGAGTTAAGAAAGTTAATTTTGGCTCTAAAACTATGTCTATTAAAAAACATATTCCAGCAAGAAAAAGATCATTCATGGCTCGTATGGGTGGAGTCTTAAAAAAAGTAAGTGGTCAAAAATCATTGAGTCCAGCTTTTTGGAGTTTAAAGGCTTGGCAAAAAGGATTCAAAGTATAATGGATAAGTTTTTTTATACAGTATTAGGTGCAATAGATAATTGTATTGCATGGATAAATAGCAAGTTTGAAAGCAAAAAAAAGAAGAAAAAATAATTTATGAGGATAATTAATATGAACTATTATTTTACAGGAATACTAATTGTTCTTATGTGTTTATTAGCTTTATTTGTTAAACCAGCACATTCAGGTTCTACTCAATCAAATGTATCAGGTTCTAATACTGCAATCGAGGGTGGTTATGAATCTACTGCGACTACCACTTACCAATCAGGCTCATCATCAAATACTACTACAAACTCTACTTCAAACTCTAACATTAGATCAGCACCACCTACTGCATCTGCACCATCATTCTCTGCTCAAAGTCAAGATGTTTGTGCAACAGGAGTATCTGCTGGAGTTCAAACATTTGGAATAGGTGTATCTGGTGGAAAGACTAATAGAGATATGAACTGTGAAAGAATTAAATTAGCAAAAGTATTATATGACTTTGGAATGAAAGTAGGTTCTGTTGCTTTGTTATGTCAAGATGAAAGAGTTTTTGAAGCTATGATTAATGCTGGAACTCCTTGTCCAATAGATGGCAAGATAGGTAAAGATGCTTTAGCATTATGGAATAAGTATGACCATGAAAGACCAGATTATGAAACTTATGTTAAAAGAATTAAGAAAAGAGAAAAGATAGATAAAAAATTAGAGAAAGAAAAAGTAATTATACCACTTAAAAAACCAATTATTAAAGATCAAATTAATTGGAGTACACCAAAATGAAAAACAACAAGTGGGTTTTAACATTATTAGGTACAATACTAATGGGTTTATCTACTTGGGTTTTAATTACATTAGTTGAGTTACAATCATTAGTGGCTATGCTACAACAAGAGATATTAGGCATGGATAAAGTAATTGGTAGAATCTATGCTCATATGGATAGGTTAATGAGTAAATGATTTGGTTAGTAATTTTTATAGGAGTAATGGCATATGCAGTATATCGTATCAATCGTTTTGTTGATGATGTTAACCCTTACAACTTCTTTAGCAGAAGAAAAGACGACAAATAATTTAATAACTAACGGCAACTTTGAAACAGGCAATGCTAATGGTTGGACTACTAATGGAGATGTCCAAGTATTAAATGATTGCTGCGAACTCAATGGTGTATCATCAAATTATGATTTAGAGTTTGGAGATAGTGGTTCAATAGAACAACAATTTAATTTAACAACAGATACCATAAATCAAAATATGTTAGATAATGGTATTACTCTTAATAGTACAGTTGAAGTACAAAATGGAGAATGTGGAGTAGCTGGTTGTTGGGGTGGTAGTGGTAATGCAGACACATTTACAATTACATTAAAAATAAAAGATTCAGATGGTAATGTACTTGCCACAAATACTACTATTAGAACTGATGTAACTGGTATCAATGGTGCTAACTTTACAGATAGACTTATATACAATGGATTAAATTCTAATCTTGGTAATCTTAATATAGCTGGTACAGATGCTAACGCACCCTCTAATCTAGGTGGTGCTAATTTAGATAATATTATTGTTACTATGACTTATGATGATGAAGTTATATCTAACGAAATAATAGAAGAAATAAACAATGTCTTTGAGGAATTACAAGAAGAAACATTTAAAGAAATAAAATTAGAAGAAGAATTTACATTTGAGATTAAAGAAGAACCTAAATTAGAAGAAGTATTTGAAGTAGAAGAATTTATTGAGATTGTATCTATGCCAGAAAAAGAACCAGAGATTATAGAGGAGAAACCAGAGGTTATGGAAGAAACTATGATTGAGGAAAAGCCAGAAGAAGAAATGATTACTGAAGAAATTATGGAAGAAGCTAAAGAGGAGATGACAGCAGAGATTATTGAAGAAATGCCTGAAGAAGCTGTTGAGGAAAAAGAAGAAGAAATACAAGAAGAAGAAATGGTTGAAGAATCTACTGAAGAAGAACCTAAAAAAGAAATTAAAACAAAGGTAGCAAAGAAGAAAACAAAGAAACCTAAAATAGACAAGATTATGGCCAAAGTAGATGAACAGATTAAAGATAGTGCTAAGAATTTACAGATTAAAAATATTATTAAATTAGATGCTATGCAGAATGACCAAGCATCATTATCTGCTTATAATAATATTCAATTTTACACACCTAAAGATATATATTTGAATCAGATTAAGATATTTGATAATAGGTCTATTTATAACAATGTTGATTTAGTAGAATATATTGATAATGATATAATGGAAATCAAGATTAAAAAACTAAATGAAATTAAGTCTAAAAAAAGACTATTACTTTTAGAATTACAGGAGTTAAAAAATGGTTAAGAATATAAAAGATAATTTAACAAACATAGTTGTCGTATTAGGATTAGTAGCTTCTATTGGTGCTGGATTTACAAAGTTTGCTAAAATGGAATCTACAATAGAACAATTATCAACTGCAACTGCACCTGATTTATCAGGAATAGAAACAAATGGATTTGCAATAATAGATCAAGACAAAGAGATTGCTATAATGCAAAAAGAAATAGAAGTATTAAAATTAGAAATACAAGAGTTAAAAGAATCTAACAAGAATCCATTAGGCTAATGAAATTTGTATTAGCCTTTAGTATTTGTTCAGCAGTTACAGGATTTTGTAATAATACTATGGTTGTTGATAAAAAGTTTAATACTTGGACAGAATGTGTAATTGGTGGAAGTTATCTAACTATTGAATATGCAAAAAAAATGGAAGAAAAAGTAAATAAGAATAAACTATATATCTCTTATTTCTGTAATGAAAATATCTCTGACAAAACACCAACATAAGGTATCATCAAGTAAAGCTAGATTTAGAGTACTTATAAGTGGTCGTAGATTTGGTAAAACTTATTTAGCTGTAACAGAGATGATGAAATACGCATCTCAACCCAATCGTAAAATTTGGTATATAGCACCAACATTTAAAATGGCTAAAGAGATTGTTTGGGGTACTCTGAAAGAAATGCTTAATATGTTTAATTGGATTGAGGATATTAACGAAACTACAATGACTATAACTATTAGAAAAACAAATAGTCAAATATCATTAAAGGGTGCAGATAATTATGACTCATTAAGAGGTACAGGATTAGATTTTTTAATATTAGATGAATTTGCAGATATAGATAAACGAACTTGGTTTGAAGTATTAAGAGCATCAATATCAGATAGATTAGGTCATGTGCTTATGTGTGGAACTCCAAAAGGTTATGGTAATTGGAGTTATGAAATGTATTTAAAAGGTAAGCAAGATGATGATTGGGAGTCTTTTCAATATACGACTATTGAGGGTGGTATAGTTACACCAGAAGAAATAGAACAAGCTAAACAAGATATTGATATTAGAACTTTTAGACAAGAGTTTGAGGGTACATTTGAAAACTATGCTGGTGCTGTTTATTATAATTTCCACCCAGTAGATAATGTTGTTAAAAGACAAATAGATTGGACTAAACCTTTACATATAGGAATGGACTTTAACGTAGACCCAATGTCTGCTTGTGTAAGTCAAATAGAAAAAGATAAAGTTTATTTTGTAGATGAAGTTATTATTTATGGCTCTAATACTGATGAAATGGTGCAAGAAATTAGAGATAGGTATGGAACTAAAATGCAAATATTCATATATCCTGACCCAGCATCAAAACAAAGAAAAACATCTGCTGGTGGTAGAACAGATTTATCAATACTTCAGAATGCTGGATTTAAAGTTAAGGTAAAACATAAACACCCAGCTATACGAGATAGGGTCAATGCAGTTAATAGTAGGTTAAAAGATTCTAAAGGAGAAAGACATATTTTTGTTTCACAATCTTGCAAAACATTGATAAAAGGTTTACAAAGACAAATATACAAGGAGAATACAAATATTCCTGATAAGGAAGATGGATTCGATCATATGAATGACGCACTTGGTTATATGATTGACTACTTAAAACCATTAACTACACAGGCTAATTTTTCTTCTCCAACAAGATGGACAATGAAGTAATTTATGGCATACACACGAGATCAAGCATTAACAACACACAAGGATTATCAAGAAACAATTAATAATTGGGAGTATTATATTAGATCGTATAATGGTGGGTATGACTATATGATTGGTCAATATCTTAACAGATATAATTTAGAATTAGACAACGAGTTTAATCAAAGACTTGCAAACACTCCTTGTGATAATCATTGCAAAAAT